AAAATGGAATAAGATGTCCATGTTCAAATGGAACAAAGGTATTCGAAATATTATCAAAGTTCACTACACATACAAAAACAAAACGACACCAAAAATGGATTGAAGAATTAAATAACAATAAACTAAATTATTATAAAGAATGTTTAAAAAACAACGAAAATATAGAAAACCAGAAACGCATTATTGCAAAAATGGATATAGAACTTAAAAATAAGTCATTAACAATAGATTATCTTACAAACGAATTAGTCTCTAAAAATACTACATCAACAACCAAAACAGAAAAACCATTATTAGATTTACTTGACATTTAATAACATGTATTATGTTTAATTTTAAGGTTGAATTTCCATTATTTAATGTAATATATTTTTATCAAAAGAAATGAATATATTTGATAAAAATTTTTATAAATATGTTGAATCATTATACGGACAAAAGCGTGACCAGAAGTTAGATGATTTTTTATTAGAAGAAAATATGAATACATTACCACACATGTATTCTATAAATGAAAATGACCGTATTGATATGACAGAAATAGAAACATATTCCGTGGATCCAGATGGATGTCAAGATGCGGATGATGCCTTTAGTGTATTTTATCAGGAGAATAAACTTTTTCTTGCAATCCATATTGCCGACCCGACAGAATTAATTACACTTAATAGTGAACTATGGAAAAATATAGAAGAACGAACAATAACATATTATCCTTCTAATTGTAATCCAATACACATGATGCCAGAAGATATAATGGAACAATCAAGTCTAATGGATAATAAATATGGAAACATAAAAAATGCGGTTACTATTTTGGCTGAAATAAATCCAACTACACATTTACCAGATAACCATGTAAAACTTATTTTTACGAAGATAAAAGTAAAGAAAGAAAATGGACTTTCTTATGAAACTTCATCAAAAATGGCAGAAGATAATTATAGTATAAAATTTGCTTTAAAAATAGCAGAATCCCTACAAGAAAATAGAAAAATAAGAACAATAGGAACAAGATTGAAGAATGTTAATAAATCCATTTTAAATTACGACAATTCTGGTCCATATTTACGTGTCGTTCAAGAAAACGAAAAACGTATGATGCACATGATAGAAGAATTTGCTATATTTGCAAATACATTTGTTGGAAATTATTTAACTATACATTTTGGGGGGACGGGAATTTTTCGCAGTTGTGATGCTTCTTCTATAACTGGAAAAGAAAGTAATTTATCGGGAGATGAATTATTACACTTTATTGTAACAAATGGTATTCGGGCTGATTATGTTAGTTCTGTAGCATCACATGATTTAGTTGGAAGCGAACAATACACCCATTTTACTTCTCCCATAAGAAGAGCTTCAGACTGTGTCTGTCATTACATATTAAAATACTTATTTATAAAAAAAAGATTTCCTGATTTAGAGGCACCATTTAGTGAAGAAAAATTAAAAATCATTTCAAATAAGTGTTTGACCAAAACAAAATCTTCAAAGAAAATCCAATATACAGATACAAAATTTCGCATTATACAAGTTATGAATAGAATGATCCATTCATCTCCACATAAACATATAGAAATAGATTATTATATCACCGGATATATTTCAGGTTTTATTAATATTATTATTACACGAGTTGACAACTTTCCTGTTTATTTATCATATTCTCTTAAAAGGAACAGATTTAATGAACTAATTGATAATAAAAAAACATTTTCTCTAAAAGTTGAACGAGTAAATTGTAAAGAAAAGTTTGATGAAGGATCAATACCAGAATTAGATAACCTATTTTGTAATTATTACATATAATGACATAAACTTTAAAGTTACAATTTAGTTATTTTCACATTTTTCATATTACAAAAATGCTCAACTAAATCATCATTTTTGTAATCATCTATATATTTTATATTTACTATGCCACTTGCCAAAAGTATTCTTGTACAAATAATACATGGATAATGAGTTATATAAGCATCACACCCTAAACAAGAAACACCTCTTTTTGCACAATCACTTATAGCATTTTGTTCAGCATGAATTGTTGACTGTTCGTGATTATCTCTAATAATACTTATATGAGGACAATCTGGTAAAAATCCATTATATCCTTGACTAATTATTCTATTCTCCTTAACTAACAAACATCCTACCTTTAATCTTTCACACGGTGACCTTTTTGATGTTACTTGAACAATTTCTTTGAAATAACTATCCCAGTGTGGTCTCTCTTTACTTAAATTATTCATTATATATAAGTCTTTCTTATTTTTATAAAATATAATTTATTCACCTATCCTTCCCAAAGAATTACTATGGGTTGTGGCCATTCACTATAAGCGATTGCTTTACTTGTAGGTCGTTCAAGTGCCAATAGATTGTCAAGTGCTACCTTTCGGCGTTCAATCGGTTTCATATTAGATGATAATTTTCTACTTTGGAATTTCCACGCCCATTCAAATTGAAGTGCTGCCGACCAAGTTGGAAATCCAGTCACATGACATACGCGTTTCCAGTGGTATCCTTTTTTTACACGCCGACTGGTAGCAACAGCACCACCCTTTATTTCGCAGTTATGTTGTCTAAGTCGATGTTCAAGATCAACTGTAGCTCCAACATAAGTACATCCATCATTACATTCAAGTAAATATACATAGTAATTTTTTGGAGTTTTATCATTTAAATCAGCCATGACTAATATTGTATATAAACATTATATTATATATAGCTTCCAAAGACGAACCATATGAAGAGTTATAATTATCAAAAGCTGTTTTGGTAATTATAACTGGTGTTATACCATGTAGATACTAATATACCTATGTTGAAAGTGCAAAATTGAAATAAACAGTTCTATCCAATACACTACATATAACAAGATGGAACACAATAACGAAATAAAAAAATTCACAAAAGATATATCGGCTTTCGTGAGTGACCAATTGGAAAAAAACCCTACCAAAGTTGATGATTATATAAAAGATATAGGAGGTAATGAAGAAATTCAAGATATTATGGAACTTATTTTATCTATTGAAAAATGCAAAAAAAAGTTGAATTCAAAAAAAACAGCTCCATAACACTAATGTAATTAAATTAATTAACGTATTCTTAAAAATTTAAATTTAAATTAATCACTTTTTTCTTGTACCCTTTCCATTTTTTCTATTAAATTTTTTAACACGACCTGTTTTATATTTTTCTATTCTTGCACGTTTCACCTCTTTTTTATTAATTTCTTTATGTGTTGTGGGAGTGTCTTTGTTAACTCTAATCATAGGACGATATATGTCATTTTTAAATTTATATCCTACTTCACCTCGTTGATTTACCCATTTTTCTTTAAACCATCTACCTATTCCACGTTTCATCGTTTTTTTCCCATGATATGGCTCTTTTTTATTTCCATATTTCTTTGAGAATGCTTTTTTATATTTTTGAACTACAATTCCACTTCTATACGCACTATGTTTGGGTATATCACGATATACGTTGGCTTTTATTTTATTATATAATTTCATGTCAACAGGTTCTGGCATAATAATATAAGATTATATAATATTTATAAACTATTTATTTTTTCTTCTTGTAACTTCTTTATCAAAGTCACTTTTTGTCATCTTATATGCCCAGTGTTGAAGAACCTGTCTAATTTTTGGACTAATTTTTTCATCATCATATGTTGTTTTTTTCTGTAAAATGAGAGTTACCAAAAATCGCATAAATCTCCCCCTTTCACCAGCCAAAGCTTGCCATCTACTTATTTGTCGTTTATCATCAGGACAACGTTTACCCATAAAAAAATCGCAATACCAATGCACCCATCCATATGGATGATAATTTGTTATCCATTTTTTTGATTCCCAGAATTCTAAACTTGTTCCTACGCGAACTCCATATTTATTCTTACTTATATCACATGATTTACTTGATAAGTGTGACTCGGGTATTCCCGACCACCACGATGAGGGATATTTATGATGAACATTTTTATGATTTCTTTTTGTAACGTTGGAATATATTGGACGCCAATAACTTCCACCAAAACTTCCTAATTTAAACATTTCGCGCGGTGTAAGATTAGGAAGAAATTCAGGATAATCTGAAAATCGCACCCTTCCATTAACTTTAACTCCTTTGAGATTATTATTTTTTCGTGTTTTATTTTTTCGTATTTTATTTTTTTTACCACCACTATATTTTTTTGTATTCTTATTCATATATATTTGCTAACAAAATATTATAAATGTTATTAAAATTGATTTAAAATTTTATATACAAATATAAATAATAATATGTCATACGAAAACAAATATTGTGAACTATCAACAACGCTCACAAAAAATATATCCAAAGAAGAAAAAAAATCAGGAGGAATTTTCTTTACCCCACCAAAAACAGTAGAAACCTGTCTTGAAAGAATTGCTTGTCACATCCCTCCGTTTCTCAAAATTCTCGAACCATCATGTGGTTCAGGAGAATTTATTATACCGTTATTGAAATGTTTTCCACATTCATATGTTCAAGGAATCGAACATAATACTACTATATATCAATCAATAAAAGATAAATATCCAAATATCATAAATGCGGACTTTCTTAAATACATCCCCGAAAATCCATCATCGTTTGATCTAATTATTGGAAATCCCCCTTATTATGTAATGAAAAAAAATAGTGTGGATAAAAAATACGACGAATATTATGATGGAAGACCAAATATATTTATATTATTTATTATAAAATCCCTTTCTTTACTTTCACCCAAAGGTATTCTGTGCTTTGTTCTTCCAACTAATTTCCTCAATTGTATATATTATGAAAAAACAAGAGCATATATTGTAAAAAATTTTACAATAATTGACATATTCAAACCAGAAGGTTCGTATATAGAAACTCAACAAAACACGATTGTTTTAGTTGTTAAAAACGAAAAAACAGAAGTATTATCCCATTTTGCAACAACGGTTGGTTCTAATAAAACAATAATATTTGGGACAAAACAAGGAATAATCGATATAAATAATCTTATGAACAATACAACAACATTAACTAATTTGGGATTTAACGTTTATGTTGGAAAAACTGTATGGAATCAAAATAAGAATATTCTTACAGAAAATAATACACAAACGCGTCTTATATATAGCTCAGACATCAAAAACAATTCTGTGGGTTTTGAAACATATAAGAATCCAGAAAAGAAAAATTATATTGAAAAAAACGGCAATACAGGTAAAATTCTTCTTGTAAATCGTGGTTATGGAACAGGTGAATATAAGTTTGACTTTTGTTTATATGAAAGTGAACATCCATATTTAATAGAAAATCATCTTATATGTATATCTGGTCCAGACGATGGTTCTTATGAAAAAATAGTAAAATCATTTAACGATGAACGCACATTAAAATTTATTAATACTTATTTCAGTAACAATACTATAAACACGTATGAACTTGCTAATATTCTACCGATATACGTTTAAACCATATCATCTATTTTCAAAATTGAATTTTTTCATGTTAATTATGAGTTTACATGAAAAAAATGACTGATATACAATCACAAAAAATGAAAGCCCCTGCTTACGAAAAATTAGGCGAATACTTTAATGTAGAAACAAACGAATTTGTGTTTCCTCTTGAAGAACAACCTCTTGTAGAAGATTTCGAACGTATTATACAAGAAAATACAACAGTTGTTGCTGAATGTGTTCTTAATACAGCTGAAAATTTTCCAGGACAAAAGAAAAAAGATGGAACTTTGAAAAAACAAAGAGAGTTGTATGATCCTGAAAACAACGATGAATACAAAGGAAAAAAAGTAGATTATATTAAACGTAGTGATGAATGGTGTGATAAAGATAACGAATGGTTGTATTTAATCGCATATAATAATCGAATTGTAAAAATAGGTATGACAATATCGTCGTTGGAAGACAGATACAAATCATATTCATGTGGCACGACCCGTGCTATGGAAAAGGGTTCGTGTTCAACAACCAACTATATTATTACAGAATGTAACTTCAACGCAGTAAAGAAAGGATTGAAAGTAGAAATTCTTGGAATAAAATGTCCATTTGAAAAAAAAGAAATTACAAGATATGGTGTTACAAAAATATGTAAAATGTCAAGTGTTCGTGATCAAGAAACGATGATTACGGAATGTTTTCGAAATACATATAATCAAAAACCTGTTCTATGTGTTCAGGAAGGGAAATAAAAAATATAAAATTACAAAATTTACATACATTACTTTTTTACTATAGATTTTCTTCTATATACTGTATTTCTTCTGGTGTTATATTAAAATATTCATAGATATCTCCTACAGGAAGCTGTGGAATTGGAAAACTCTGTAAAATACGAATATTGTTGAAATTTCCCCATCGACATATATTATTGAGAAATACATATAGTGGATGTTCTAAAATATTCTTATACGTTTCAGCTTGAACCTTAGTATCGCATCTTATAAATACAATTGACTGCGTCATTCCACACTCATCTACGAATACTTTATATTTATCCGTTGTTGAAATAAATACTTTATATCCTTCTTGGAACTTATGTGGTCTTGAAGCATAAACAGTTTGTTTGGGGGTGTGAATCAACTTATATTGATATTCATCCGTTTTTTCACTTGATATAAAAGTGGCTTTTGTATATTTATGTAAATCGCTACTCGTTTGAACTTTAAATTTTTCTAAGTTAATATTATCTACCGTTTTTGATAAAATGTTATAAACCATTTTATTATATAGAAGAGGAATATAACGTCGTTCATGTGATGGAATTTTACTTTCATACGTTCTTTTTTTCCATATACCCGAAACAGTCATATCTGTATATGAAGGACAGTTCTGTATAATATACCAAGTAAAACTTGAACCTATCTTTTTGAAATATTTTTTTGCGTTGTGAATATCGAGATGAATAATTTGTAAGGATGTCAGTTTTGTTATCAATACATTACGGTCAGCATACGACATCCAGTTATCAGGTGTAATAAATACAATAAATCCATCTGGTTTCAACTGTTTTAATGACCTATCAATAAAGTCTTTTATTAAATTATGATTCTTTGACGCTCGTTTTCCATTTGGTAGTAATTTAGCATATGGGGGATTTGCAACAATTAAATCATATTTTTCTGTGCTTTCTGTTCCAATAAAATCTCTATTAGACACATTAAGATTATATTGTTCATCACAAAATATAGAACGCACATTATCAAGACGGTCTTCATTAATATCGTTGAAATCAAGTATATTTTCTAATATATCCTTTTTATTTTTGTCATGTTCAATCAACTTATATAAAATAGTTATACCGAAATTACCATTACCACAACATGGGTCTAATATACGCAAATTTTTTCTATTCCATAATTCATCAGGTATTTTATTTACCATATCTTCAACACAACCAATAGGTGTAGGTTCGTCATTTGATGATTTATATGTAGTTCTATCCGTATTCAACGTTTCGTCATAATATTTTTTTAACTCTTGAAAAGAGCAATTATTAACATTCATACTTTAATTTAAATATATATTTTACATTTAAATCAATTTTGAATAAGGCTCAAATAAAAAAGATAATTTATTTATTAAATTTATAATTGTAAATCTACTTTAAACTAATTTGAAAAGCAGGAAAAGCAACTCCATTACCATTTTTCCAGCGAAGTAAAATGTGAAGTTTTTTACCTGTTTTTGTTTGAACTACAAATCTATAATTCTCTGGTTCTTTTACATATGAATCAATAACGAATTCTTTTGGATCTATTCGCTGTGATGTAAAATTCCCATCTTTATACATCAAATAAACCTTTTCTTGTGTTTTAATGAAATATGATGATAATGCATCATCACATAATTCTACATCATCTCTGGAAAGAAACTCTCTAATCGCACTCTTAGATGTTTCATTACATTTGTTGTAAAACTCCTTATCTTCATCTTTGCTTGTAAATTGAGAACTGCGCTCACAACCCGCATAATATTTGTTTTGAAAATCTAACATACATTTTGGTTCATTACTGTGTATTTGTTTCATGTAAATGTCCTTTTCAGGAACTGTAAGGGATTCATTTTCCACAATTTTTGGAAGATAAAATGTATAATAAAAGTCTTCAAAAGATATTGTCATATATTGACTTGGTTTCATAGGACTTACAATTTGAGGTGTTTCTACTACCTCACTTGCTCCATGTTTGAACTCAATCTTCAATTGAACTTTACCGTCTCCAATTAGTTCAATATCATGATGCTTACCACGACCACCTGCTCTAACAAATTCTACGCGGTTCATTAATGTAATACATTCACTTGTAATAATATTATGAACACAGGAGCGAACACGTGTTGAAAGAACTGACCACATAGGATCATATTCTACAAATTCTACAGGAACACGATTGTTCAACATCATTATTACAATATCTTCGCGTTTGTCATTAGCATCATCATTCCCACCTCTTCCAAATGTTTCTTTAAAATGAACTATATCTTCTTTTGAAATCTTACTATTCAAGTTTTTAATACGTTCCTCTTCTTTCATAAAGTCACGCTGACGTTTTTCTTCTGTTTTCATAGCAAGCTGGGCGGCTTTTTCAGAAAGCTTTTCATATTTGATTGCCATCTTAGCAGCTACCTTCACCGCCTTATTCGCTTCCTTTTCGGCAGCCCTTGCTACCTTCTTTGCTTCTTTAGCGACCAATCTAGCTTGAGTAAGCATACTATTCATAAACTATATTTGAATATAACCCATATCATACTTTCTTTTCAATTTTGAAAAAAAATCTCATAAATAGATATCCACTATTTTAAACTTATTATGTCTATATTATATATCAATCATGCCTACTAATAATTCTACTCGTAAAAGAAAACGAACAAATAGTATTTCATCTAAATCTAAAGACGAAGGTTATGTTCTTACACCCACAGGTAATTATATGTACGAAAACCCATCATATAGAACAAATAGTCCAATATTAATACATTCACCACCTATTGATTTAGAAAAATCACCAGAACAACTTCCAAAATTGTTCGAAAATCTTTCTCCCCTAACTATGTCTTCACGATTTTCTTCGTCAAATAATAGTGATGATTCACAGAAGATAGTAGGAGATAATATAGATGGTTTGGGGATTTCACGTAATGGTGTAAACAGATTAATTCAATCAATAGTAAAACAAGAAGAACAAGCAAGAAAGAAAATAAGATCAACACTTAGAAGAGAAAATACTGGCGAAAAAAGTAGACAAAGATCACGAGAAAGATCAAAAGAATATAGAAAAAGACAAAAAGAATTAAAAAATAAGAAAAAAGGAAAATCTGGTGGAAAACGAACAAGAAAACAAATTAAGAAACATAAGAAAAGCCGTAAATCAAAAAAGGCTTAACCAAATTATATTAAAGGAACTCCATATATTATCTCATAGCATAATATATGCAGATCTTCGTGAAAACACTCACAGGGAAGACTATCACGTTGGACGTAGAGGCGTCTGACACCATCGACAACGTCAAAGCTAAGATACAAGAAAAAGAAGGCATACCACCAGACCAACAACGTCTGATATTTGCTGGTATAAACGCTTGCCAGTAAGAGTTGGTGCCCTGGGTGTTTACAGGGGAAATCACCAGCTAGTGTTTATTTTTAATAAATGCGACACATCTTATAATGTTCGGGAACTTCCTTAGAGTTTAAACTACGACTTATATGTTGGAAACTCATATAATAGGCAGGGTAATGACCTCGCTCATCGTAATAACGTTTAAAATTGGAAAATCCGCGCCGAGATGCCTAAGTTCGTTATGATTAGAATATGGCATCGGGCTCATCGACCGCACGGGTGTGGGCTTGAGAAGTCTAATCAACTTCTATGATGGCTTATGATACAGTCAGGCTCTATGTGAAAGCATAGAGGTTTCGAGACGAAGCAACTCGAAGATGGCAGGACACTGTCAGATTATAACATCAATTCTGGGTGTTTGTCTATGTGAACCATAGGCAAGTCGTCATTTGACGGCGACACACATCAATTGCGGGAACGGCTCTGTAATGGTTCTATTCTACTACCTATATATGGGAAACTGTATATAGTACCTCAGGTAATGACTCGAGGAATAGTAACAACGAATAGAATATAGCTCTATCCGCATCTGCTACCTAAGGTGTCATGGGATACGATACTATGGTAAGTAGTTCAGAGACTTAAAGTGTGTGGGGGTGAGGTCTACCCAAGACCGATGAACCCTTCAGGTATAGTCCACGCCTATAGGATAGTAAACTATAGGAACTTTCGCCAGAAAGAATCAACATTACACCTTTTGAAAAATGGGGTGAGTCGATGAGGCAATGCGTCGGCTAGTCGTATAATATACGGCGACACAACTGGTAGCGGGGACCCCGTAAAGATTTTACTACCACTTTATATTGGAAACTTTATAAAGGACCACAGGTAACGCCTGTTCTCTGGTAATAAGGTAAAATATGATTAACATTTATGTTATGAAGTCGGAAATCTGCATATGACCTCCTAAGTGTGTTATGATTAGCATATGGAGGCGATTCAACGATCGCTAAGTTGTGGGCGAGTTATGATGGTCTAATCAACCTGAACTCGCTTGAGGGACGATCTAGTCCCTATGGAAACATAGGGTAGGAACGAGTTCTGAGATTACGTGGTGGTAATTAAATATTAAAATGAAAATATAATAAAAAATAACATAAATATTTTGTATTATATATTAACAATGGATAAGGATGCAAAAATAATAGAATTAGAAGAAGAAAATAAAATATTAAAAGAAGAATTAGAAAAAACAAAAGAACATTTAAAAAAATATACTGCACCTTCATATAAAAAGGCATATTATGAAAAAAATAAAGAGATTATTAATGAACGAAATAAAAAATATAGACCTACACCAGAACAAAAGAAAGAATATAATAGACGAGAATATTTGAAAAGAAAAGAAAAACTACAAAAAGAGAAAAGTGAAATTATTTAGGAGTATATAGAGAAATTACTTAAAAATAAAATATTTAGGAAATATATTAATGGGAAAACGAAAAGAGCATATTTTTGAAGATGACATCGAAAAAAAACATTGTAGTAAGTGTTATAAATATTTAAACTTAGATATGTTTTCAAAAAGATCTGTAAGTTGGGATAAATTAGATATATATTGTCGCATTTGTAGTAATATTATAAATAAAAAAAATGCTAATAAAGAAACTGCAAAAATAAAGAAACAGATAAATTCAAAAAAATGTTATGATTTAATTAAAAAAAATGCAGCTAATAATCAAATAATATTAGATTCTTATAAATATAAAACTTGTATAAGATGTAATGAAAACAAAAATATGACAGATTTTCATACTATTAAGTTAAATACTTGTATAAAAGCAATATGTAAAATGTGCGAATCTAATGATATAAAAAAATATAAAAATAATTATTATCGTAAAAATATTAATAATGTTAATTGGAAGATAGTTAATGCTCTTAGATCAAGATTATATAACGTATTAAAAAATCAAAATACTAAAAAAAATAATTCAACTATGGAATTAACAGGTTGCACGATGGAGGAATTGAAAATATATTTGGAAAATCAATTCCAACAAGGAATGACATGGGAAAATCATGGTTCTTGGCATATAGACCATATAAAGCCATGTTGTAGTTTTGATTTAACAAAGGAAGAGGAGCAGAAGAAGTGTTTCCACTTCACAAATTTGCAGCCTCTTTGGGCGGAGGATAATTTATCAAAGGGAGGTAAGTGGGATGGTTGATGGTGGGTGGTGGATATAAAGGATAATAAAAGTATATAAATATTATTTCACATAATTGATATGTCAAATAATATTCCATATGAAAGTTCATTTGCATCTCATCCAAAAGCAATATATTGGAGTGATAAAAATGGTGACATAAAACCAAGTGATGTATTCAAAAGTTCTAATAAAAAGTATTGGTTTGATTGTAATGTTTGCGGACATTCAATTAATATGTTATTAAATGGTGTTTCTAGTGGTAGATGGTGTTCTTATTGTAGTGTTCCAACTAAACAATTATGTGATGATAATGATTGTAATTTTTGTTTTAATAACTCATTTGCTTCTCACCCGAAAGCAGAATATTGGAGTAATAAAAATGGTGATATAACACCAAGACAAGTTTTAAAAGGTAGTGGGAAATTATATTGGTTTAACTGTAATTTATGTAATCATAATTTTCAAATATCAGTATCAAATATCACAAGTACTAATAGTAGTTGGTGTCAATATTGCTGCATTCCAACTAAAATGATTTGTGATAATAATAATTGTATGATATGTTACAATAATTCATTAGCGTGTCATCCAAAATCAATATATTGGAGTGATAAAAACGGCGAAGTTAAACCAAGACAGATTTTAAAAGGAAGCCAAAAAAAATATTGGTTTGATTGTAATATTTGTAATCATACTTTTCAAATGCAAACAAATGTAGTAGTTAGAGGAGGTTGGTGCGGGTTTTGTGCGAAAAGATATTTATGTGATGATGACAAATGTGAATCTTGTTTTAATAGGTCATTTGCGTCACATCCAAGATCTCAATACTGGAGTAATAAAAATGGTAACATACAACCGAGAAGTGTTTCCATAACTAATGGAAAAAAATATTGGTTTGATTGTAATAATTGTGATAATTGTTTTCAAATAGCGATACATCATATAACTAACAGAAATAGTTGGTGTGGTATATGCAAAAACGAGGGTGAAAAGATTATGTATAGTTATTTAATTAAACTATATCCAACATTAATTTTTCAGTTTCGTAAAGAATGGTGTAAAAGAAATAAAAATAATTTCTTTTATGATTTTTGCATTCCAGAATATGATATAATCGTTGAATTAGATGGACGACAACATTATATGAAAAGTAAAAGTTGGGGTAGACCAACAAATGAAACACAGGAAATAGACATATACAAAGAAGAATGTGCGAATGATAATGGATATTCTACTATACGAATCATAGAAGAAGATATCCGTAATAATAATTATAATTGGAAAAAAAAACTAAAAAATGAAATAGAATACATTAAGAATAATACGGATGTCATACACAATATTTATATATGTAATAATGATGAGTACTCATATTTTTAATAATTAAATTACATTTACAATAATGTGGTATTATAATAATGGATACAATATCAGGTACAAAGGAAAACTCGTATGTATGTAAAAATCATTCTAATCACAATAACGAAACACCGTTATCTCCATGTCGTGGAAAACCATGTAATATATGTAAAAAACGGAAACCCCATGGGTATACAAATCCTGATCATGTTTCTAATCCATTTGGATATTTGTATTTGATTCCTAACATATGTATTCCATGTGCGATAGAACATAAAAGATGTATGTGGTGTTAATTTATTATTGAAGATGGTTTAAGATATAAATGTTATTTATATACAAACATGGATAATTTAATAAATAAGAATTGTGAAAAACAACGTAAAGAATTTAGTGATTGTATATCCAGAAATTATGAACTTGGTGTATGGGCTCCTTATAAATGTGCCGATTATTTTAAGTTATATGATAAATGTTGGAGACAAAAAAAATAATTTAAACATACAAACACCATTTAACTATTTAAGAAAAACATCAAATATTAATAATATCTAATAATTATATATTATTAATGAGTGGATTTACAAATGATAATCAACCTCCACAACCACGATTAAGAAGAAATCAGTCTATAAGTCTTGGTGATGGTGCAACACCTCAACAAAGAAAAGGAGCAAATGTTTTTGGTTTTATTCCGGAATCTTCTCCATCACGACAACATACGTCGTCATCTTCATCTTCAAATAGTTCTTTTCAAAGTCCATTACCAACAGAGAAAACTAATCCATTACGTAGAGATACAGAACAACGACATAATAAAGCTAGAGAAAATTATGGAGAAATTACAGGATATCATGGAAGTTCGTTTGATATGTCTTCATTATTACCTGCTAAAGCAAGAACAGAAGGTAAGGAGAATGTTAATTTTCTCAACTTATACAACGTTGTAGCTGAATATTTTAAAGATCAAATAATAGAAATTAAAGGAGGAGAATTTCAAACACTAAAAAATTCACATGATATCTATTATGAATTACAAAAAAATAAATATTCTAATATGAAAACACGATCACTAAATACTTATGAAAAATGGGTTAATGTTGATATATCTGAATACACCACAAATTTAGATGGATTGTTTAAAACTTATGAAAATGATACAGACAAATTAAAAAATGAATTATTTATTCAACTTCCAGTAATAATAAAGAGGTTGTATTCACAAAACAGTGATAATGAGAATAAATTATTAATGTCGTTATATGCTTTATATTTTTATTATAAACGTAGTGATGAAACAACACAATTTATCAAGGATTTCTTTCGTAATCGATACATGAGCACACCAGCTATAAAGCAAGCTAGAAAAAATGAAATAGCACGTGACGCAAAAAATTCATACGAAAAAGGAGGTTTTACCAACTTTCCATCTCCTCCGAGGAATAACTCAGGATATTCTAAACCTGTTGTAAATGCGGATAGTGTTGATGAACAACAAGACATAAGAGATCAGATATTAAGAACAGAGTTAATAAATATAATAAGAGAAAGTATTTTACCAAATAGTAGTGTTGAAGGATTAAATCCAGTTCGTATAGATGAGTTTAAAGAAGGTAATAATGATAGTTTAAAAATAGATAGTGATGTTACACATGAAGAAGTCAGAGAAGGAGAAGAACAAGGAAAAGATGTAGTAGGAGATATAACAAATATAGAAGATTATTTTAATAATATTAGTAGATTGAAACCGGATGTTACAAATATAATTATGAACGCTATGAGTGATTCAGATAATCTAATTACCGTTGTTGATGGTAATATAAATACTTCTAGCGAGCTTGAAAAAAAATCTAGCGATTCTGAAAAAAAACCTAGCGATCTTGAACAATTAGCAAGTGAACTAGGAGGACAATATATGCGAGAGAATTTACAAGGAGGTATAGAAGTGGAAACTAAAGTTCAAAATGAAAAAGGAATTGAAACAACACAAACAGATAGGGTAATAATCGGCACTAAAATGGAAATTAAAGGTTTTCAGAATACAGCAAAAAAAGAAGAAGAAAAAATAGTATGTATTCTTGACAAAGATACTGGAAATGGTATTGACCATCCTCGTCGTAGTAGTAGGACTAAAAAAACACTCGAAAAATTAGAGCAAAATCAAGAAGAACCTAAAAAACGTGAAAAAAAAACTGTTGAAAAACAACAACTTGTTAAACAAGATGGTGAATATGTTCAAGGAACAAGTGTTTTTAGTGCTTCAACATCAACGTTTTCCAAAGCTGGTTCTCAAATTATACTTGATTTAGTAAATAGTGATCCTAATTTAAAAATTTCAATAGATGAATTAATAGGAGGAGATTTAAAAGGTACAAATTCTTCACAAATATATACAAAATTATTATATTATACTTGTCAATTACGACCATCCACAGCAGATTTTCAACAACCAACAGCAGCAGAAGCGAGAGGCGCAGCAGCAACAGGAATTTCTGAAAAAACACAATTCGCAGATATATGGGGACCTTGGGTATTTAATTACGCATCAGGACAACCAGAACGTAACGGAGAAGATGGTTCCCAACCAGTTAAATGTTATATATGCAAACAAAATTTAGTTCCATTTTCTCAAAAGGTAAAATGGGGAAATAAAGGAAAAGAACGAAGTTGTTCCGAAATGGAACATACGTTACCTTGTATAACAGCATTTACACAAGCTCCAATATATATATTATTAAATAAATACAAACATAATGGAGAAGGTTATTTAAAGTTATGGAGAAAATTTACAGAAGATAAATATGGAGATGATGGTGATGATAGCATATATAAGAATATGAAAGAATTATATCAAATGATAAATGAATACGATAAATTCGATGAATCTATAATAGAACAAAAATTGGAAAATTTAATGACTAAATTTAAACAACACTGTGTAACATTTGGTGGTCCTGTTCATGATCCTACATTCAATTGGGTAATTGAAGTTATCAAATATTGGTTATTTGAATTTTCATACGCACATCATATATGTAATCAAGTTAAGTCAAATAGAGATATAGAAAATACAAAAGAAATGAAAAGTTATTTAGTAGAGACAAGTAAAAGATGGAAAACAAATCTAGATGCAATAGATAATGGTGAAAGAAAATATGTTATTTATAAGGATGCTAATTATAATGGGACTGATACAATAAAAAAAAAATTTGATTTGAATACACAATCTAATAGAGAAAACTTAAAAAAACGTTTTGAAATGATGAGAAGTTTCTCAGGAACAAAAGGTAAAGGTGGTTCAATTCGTCACACATATAAAAATATAACAAGAATTCCTATAGAAGTGACAGAAGATGATAAAATAGACATAATGACAGTTATGGTAACAAAAGGTATGATTATGATGTATAAATATTATAAAAGAGAAAAATTAAGAAAGCCATCATCATCAACAAAACCCAAACCGACAAAACAAAAAACAAATCAAATGTCATTAGCAGCTGCTATGGGATTAAAAGAAGTGGAACCACAATCAAAAGGAGATAGAAAAAGAATGCTCGAATTTGGTGATCGTGAAGGTAATAATAAAAAAAGTAATACATACACATCTGCACAAACTGTAGGAAGAAACTTAAAAAGAAAGGGACCACCAGGAAAAGGAAAAAGGAAACGAGGAGGAACAATAAAAAGAAAACAGAATAGAAGAAATCAACGAACAATAAAAAGAAAAGTTAAAAAGAATAGAAAACAACGAACAATAAAAAGAAAACAGAATAAAAGAAAACAACGAACAATAAAAAAACAAAAAAAATGATAAATGATAAA